CATTTCGTTTCCTCCTTCATCGGAATGTGTTATTGCATCAGAGTCATCTGAATGCTCAGCTTTGTTAGAATTGAGAGCTTCACCAATCATGAAATACATGACGTTCTTCTGCTCATCGGTCATAGAGTCGATAACATCCTGGATTGTCTTATCCTTGTCATCGGTCTTTGTCTCTGTAGCCACTTTGGTTTCCTCCTCTTTATTGTCGGCATGCTCGATGTACTCAGTATCGAGTTCGATTGGCATGTATGACTTAATTGTGGCTTCTCCTTCGTACTCCTCAAGACTACCATCAGCGTGCTCGAAATATGTGTTCTCGATAACAGCGCCCATGTTAGCACCTGCGATTACGAGAGAAACCTCTTTGATGGAACCGTGGATGACATCCTTACCATTCTGCTTAAGCTTATTAGCGTAAATAGAGAATGAGGTAAGGTCACCATGCCGTACGAGTTCCTTAGCGTCCTGTGCCTGTGTTGTGTTATTCAGGAAGCAGTAGGCATAGACACCTTCATCTCTGTTCTCCAGAAAAGCATGACCAAGCACATTCGAAATATCATCGTGATTGTGCTGGTAAACAAGAGGAACTCTGGTTCCGTCCTGCTCCTTGAATGCATTTTTACGGATTGTACGACCATCAGTACAGAGAATATCATTCCTTGTGGCCCATCCGCTAAAATCACATTTCATTAGCTATTACCTCCTTTTATTTTTTTAAGTTTCTCATCAATTTCTTTTGGACTTTAGTTTCATCATCTTTTCCCTGCGAACGATACATTTCAGTCCCTTTTGCTACAGTCGTTACTTTATTACCTTCTAGTCTCTTCAAATAACGACCTTTACCTTCAGAAGTTAAAGTGCCGTCGGGATTCTGATAACGCCTAACTCCCCACTTTTGACCTTTAATACCATAATGGGAAATATCTTGTTGAGAACAGAGGTTCTCAAAACCGTACATGTTACTCATCTTGAGTCGCCTCCTCATCTTTACTTCCATTTTGAATTTCCTCAACTGGTTGATTGAGGTTAGGATTCATGAGTTTGTCTGAATCAGGATTCGAGTCAGGTTTGTATCCGATGTTAGCTCTCATCTCATTAGAAGACAGAATCCTATTTCTAAGAAGTTTGTCTGCCAGATCAGGAAGCTTGGATGTAGGAACAAACCTAAACGGATCGTTGAAATACTTGACACATTTACCTTGTGTACGAGAAGTTTTAGAGATGAACTTCCTTGTGAATTCATCCACGATAACAGTTATGATAGGTTCAATAGTCCTCTCATAATAGTTATTCATTGTCTGTTCGTCAGCAGTACCCTCCAGAATTGACTGTGTGATACCGAGCTGTGAGAACAGAAGGTTTGTCAGGTATTCAATTTGACTCATGAGATTGTTCTCTGCTGGTCTGTTAAGCTGAGTAATGTGCTCAGTTGCATCACTGTAAGCAATACCGTACTTAGAACCAGCAAGTTGACGCTCAATGTCCTTGCGTCTCCGTTCAGCCTGAGCTCTTCTTGCTTCAGACTTAATCGCATAAGGAAGTTGGATGATGATGTCGAGTTTACCAGAAGAAGTCTGTTCGTCAACAACATCGAGCATGTTGAGTTTCTGTGTGAGTCTCTTAAGAGTTGAGTTAGGTTCGTTCATGATTGCGTAGAAAGGATTCTCAATAATAGCACATTTGTCTTTACGGACAACAATGTCTTTCTTGATCCCTTCCCTATCGTCATAAAGTCGAACCTTGATGTGATCTGGTCTCCATTCGAGTATCTTTCCTACTCTAAGAGACAGAATATCAAACCCTTCAGTGTACATTGGATTGACGTCTGTATCGACTGGGACGACAGCCACTGTTCCCTCATCTATGAGAGATGTAACTAAGTCCTGTTTGAATTGTCTTGGTGTCTGGTCCTTGTTGGCTTCAACATTAAGACAATTATTGAGACCTGAGTCCTTTATGGTCTCCGTATACTGTCCATTTTCATTTACACGAACAACTTCCATTTTGATTTGCGAACAGTCAACAGCTATTCTGTTGTAAACTGCGGCAATAATGGAACGTTCGTTTCCGTAGTTCATACGGACTCTATCTGGACGATAGGAGGTTACCATGCCAGTTGGACGTTGGTAGACTTCAAAAGGGTCTCTATTCGAGAACGCATTGAATGCATTCTTGAGTCTGTCTTTCAAAGACATTGGTTAACCCTCCTTTTGTGTATCACTCGAACGCTTCTTTGTTAACCTTGTAGGCAACGTAAGCGTCCATAGTTGCAGCGACAGCATCAATCTTCTGGTCTTGTCTCTTCTTAAGGAGTTTACGGTTTCCATTGGTATCCTCAATTGTAATACAGTTACCCATGCAGAAAGAGAATAGCTCTTGGTCAAACAAAAGCTTTCTGTCCTCGGCAAGAGTCTTTATCTCACCAAGAGGTACTGACTCCGTCTTAGAACCTTGTATTACTTTTTCTATACCAAATGGACCATTGTCCTGTTCCCAACGCTCAACGAACTCACGAGCATTGTATGGGTCAAAGCCGAAACAACGAACGTCGTAATTCATATCAGTGATGAATTGTTCAACATCGTCGTATACTTCCATCATGTCGAGAACTATTCCTTCAAGAACCATAAGACTTCCTTCTTGTATGAATGAGTTGTACTTGACACGCATAGCGCCAGGTAATTTGTTTAAAGTTCTTGATGTAATGTAACACCGAGTCTTTATACCAAACTCAAAATTACCAAGAGGGAATAAGAAAGAGAATGCACAGAAGTCGTCTCCTTGTGAGAGGTCTGCGCCCATAGCACATGGCATCTTCCAAAAATCTCTCTTACGTCTATGAGGAAGAGTCTCCTCGTAAGTAAAGAAGTAAGTGAATCCTTCCATCGGAATTCCGAATCTTTTGGCTAGAATATCATTGCGTGCTGAGGGATTGTGTTCTGCTTTCTCAACGTCTTGTTGGTATGTTTCATAAGAAACAGTCTTTCCGAGATTAGGTTGTGCCTTGAGCCAAGTTGTTGGGTCCGCTACTTCCTTAATATCGTCGAGTTTATACCACCAGATTGATGTGTGCGGGTCGATGAAGTCTCCTTTAAGGCGAGACATTAATTCCATTTTGATTGTGTCACCACTACCATTACGAACAGTTCCTTCAGAACTAATCGCAACAATCAAGTAGTCAGGCATCTTGGATGCACCCTGCTCCAAAGCACCAACAACGTCTTCTCTGACATCACCAGAAAGCCATTCGTCTACTGTTGAGATGAATGGTCTTAAACCCTGGAGTTTGTCGATTGACATTGGTCGTACTTCAAGGAGAGAACCAGTCAAGAAGTTCTCAATTCCTTTCTTTGTTGAAGCAAGTCCAACTCTTCCCCTACCATTAGTTGCATGAATAGAACCTTGAGTAAGGAGTTGGAATAAGGGTCCGCGAGCTCTTGTGATAGCGGTACGCATGGGAGACATTACTTCCTCCGCTTGCTTCATTGTTGGAGCTGTGGTTACTTGATGAGTTGTGGCTGTACTTATGTTAAGAAAGTAAGATTGTATACAACTTGCATACATAGACTTAGCAGCACCTCTCGCAACGATGAGATACTGTTTAGTTCTTAATCTTTTCTTAATTCTTTTCTTTACATACCTGATACCTCGACCGTCTTGCGTTGGAACAGGTACACTTTTCTCTATAAAGTAATACCAACCAAAGATGTCTTCAGCCCAAAGCTTAAAGCTATCAAGTAGGTGTAAATCTGCACCATCAGTTAGAGTCAATTCGTTTTCACAAAACTTTATGAAACCCTCGACTGCTTTCTCATCGTAGTAGATTCCAGGATTTGCAATTAAGTCATCAATGAGATTCATCTGCATTGAGACCGTCTCGCAAACCGGTATCTCTCCACGTAGAACAGCGTCTCTGAATTGACCATAATACTTAGGCACAGCGGTATTACTTAGTGCCATTTTGATTTCTCCTTAACTAACTTTACGATCGAGCCAATTGTAAATGAACTTTTCGCCTTCATTAGCTACTTGGTTAATGAACTCATCAGCATCAGTGACGTTTTTTACCTGATTTACGTTCGAGCCAATTGTAGATGAACTTTTCACCTTCATCGACTGCTTGTTTCTTTAATTCTTCTTTTGATTTCTTTTCTTGCTTCTTTGGTTCTTCTTTAGTTTTTGGCTCTTGTTTATCGGGTGTTTTTTCTTTTTCGTTGTCATCGTTAAGATAACGTTCTTTGAATTTGCGTTCGGTCTCGATACGGTCTCTCGCATCATTAAATTCTTTATTAGTCATCTTATCTCTATATTTAGCTACAAGGTCTTTATCGCCAGACTTGATAGCCTTCTGAATAGCTTCCTTATCTGCTTTCTCCTGGAATTTCTTACCTTTACCAGGAACAGGAAGCCTATCCTCGCCAGCAATATCGTTAATCATCTCAGCAAGACCTTTATACTTGCCATAAGCATTAATGACAGTTCCAGCGGTATTGACAATGCTATCGGCAAAACCTCTCGCATCATCAAGTTTGGTTTTCATCGAATGTAACTTAAGATCTTTGAGAGTCGTCTCTTTCTGAATACGGTTGATTGCATCCTGAAGCTGATTTGGAGTGTATCTCTCTCTTCGAGCTAATACTTCGTCAGCAGTACCAACTCTGAGAATTCTTTCATCCTCAGCAGCTTCTGCTTTAGCTTTCTCTTCGTCAGCCTTGTCTTTAGCTTCATCGTACTTTGCTTTCTCGGCATTGTATTTTGAACGAATTCTTTCATCTTTAGCTTTAGCTCTCTCAAGAGAAGCTTCCTGTCTCTCAGATTTAGCAATAAGTTTACGAGTATGTTCATTCGCTCTTTCCATCTTTGAGACATTACCAGATGCTTTTGCTTTGTTGGCCTTCTCAACACTATTGTCTATTCGTTCAAGTGTCTTTTTATGTCGAGCTTCTTTCTTAGAAATCTTTCGTCCAGAGCGAATCATTCGACTAGCGCTTGGGGCTAGAGGATAAGGGGGTCCATGTCTTTCACCCCAACTCATGTTCTTTATTCCGTGATGCTCAAGAACATCGGAATCGTCAAACTCGTCAGAAAAGTCATTTGCAAAACCCCAGTAATAGTTCATTCAGCATCACCATCCTTCTTATTAGGGTCATCATTTTGAATCTTATACTCAGCGTTGTGTAAAGCTTTCTTAATAAACTTAGGAATTGGTACTCCCATCCTATCAAGATTCTCACAAATAGAGATAAGTTCCATAATAATTGCATAGAGAACAATACCATAGATAACATACTTAGGAACATTCAAAGCCCAATTGAAAAGACAACCAATGATTATCATTGTTATCTCTCCAACTTTCTTATTAAGTCCTTCTCTCATTCGATAGGACTTAAGGTGACCAGTAGCCCAAGCATGTGAAATTCCAGTAATGAAGTCAAAGACCATAAGAACAAAAGGAACAATCAGAACTCGATAATTGTTTGTGGATTGAAACAGTTGTAACATCTCTGAAATATCCACTTCTCTTCCTCCTTGAATAGTATTTATTCAAACTCAATCTCGCGCGTTAGAAAGAGTTAGAATATCATCATCATCTATTCATTCCGGTTACTTGATTTGCGAAATTCCTTGCCTGCTGGAATTGTTCTTGTGTCATCTGTCCAGAACTAATCATGCTGTTGATGAATTGTGTCTTTGTAGAATGGATTTACGTTTAAAGGTATGTAATTACTCATACTTAGGGTCACACTCATAAATGATGAGTGATTCATACTTCTCAAGTTGTTCTTTGTATGCATTGAACAGAGAAGCATTGTTTGTAGGAGGATCAAAGAGAAGTCTTACATTCAAATATATGAATGTTTTCACGACTTCCATCTTATCTAGGTCTTCTCCTAAGTAATCAGACCAAGTTGCTGTCTCATCTGTGATAGAGAAATTGTCGACACCACAGCCAAGTTGTCTCAGTCTCCAGAAAGAGGAATTAATGTGAACGATAATATCTGTATCGAACACGTTGTACTCAGAATCAAGACCTAAGAGTTTCTTTATTGTAAGTAAGATTGAATCGTTCATTAGTATTCATCCCTTTCTATTTTTCCTATATCGAAACCCTGTTTCTTAAAGCGAGCTCGTTGTGAGTTATATGCTTCGGCAATATCTTTTGCCATGAGTTCTTCAGCTTCGACTCGTTTAATAACGTCTGCTGGGCTAATAACGATCATTGGTTTGTAAGTTATTTCGCCAGCATCGTTGTCATCAACAATAATGTTGTAACCATGTTCCGAAAGAATATCAAAATACTTCTTACGAATATCTTCTGAATTGTTCAGCG